GCGTCGATATCCTCTTTCAGTACTGAAATCTCTTTAGTAAGTGACTTCTTAACTGTTTCGGCAACAAGAGCTGAACTTTTCTTAACAAAAGTAGATTTTACTTTTGCGAATTGAGTCTTTGCTTCTCGTATCAATGCAACTTTTGTTTCTGCAAGATCTTTTTTATCTGTGTGGAATTCTGCAATTTCTTTAGCAAGAGCTTCTACAATAAAATCTTCTAGGTGGCTGTATTTCTCAGCCATTACTTTCTGATCTTCATGTAGCTCTGAAATTTCATTCTTAAGTGATGCTCCAACAAAATTCTGTAGTAGTCCTGCGTTTTCACGCATTGCAACTGCATATTTTGCTTTTGCTTCAGCTAACTGTTTGCGATCTTCTGCAAACTCTGAAATTTCAGCTTGAAGACGGTCTTCAACTAACTTATCGATAGCTTCTACCATAACGCCTTTGTCATGCTCATACTTACCTGCAAACTCTTCACGCAGTTCTGCAACTGCTGTAGCTTTTGCTTCGGTAACTTTTACATTCCATGCTTCTTCAATTTCCGCTCTAATGTCCTCGGAAACAACGTTGTTCTCAAATAGTTTATTTAATGCGTCCAACATTTTTTTCTCCTCGTTTATCGGAGCCCGTTGATTATATTAACCAACTGATTCTTTAGATATTTCTGTGCCTGTGAGTTTTCCCTAAGTTCTTGAGCAGCACCAAATGCTTGGTAACCGCCCTTTGTATTCATAAGATGCTCATATATCGGTGTAGGATATGCGCCAGGGGCGCTTGGTTGAGCAACAACGTCTACTGTTATAATTTCGAAGTCGGTAACTTCGCCGGACCCGTCTTCACTAACGGAGCCGCTGCCTCTTGAACTAACACCTAATTTAACGCCGGCCTCTAGCATTGTTTTAACTAGAGCACCCATTGGCGTCGGTATTAGTTTTAATTTACCATAACCGTTTGGGCCATCCATCCACATTTGTGTGATCATATGGCTTACACGATCTAAGTTTACGTTAAGACCTTGCGGATGATCTACTTCCCCAAGAACCGAATATCCTCCCTCAATCTGTTCATTGAGCGTTTTGACAGCCCTGCCAATTTCATTCACGGGATACACACGCTGATTAGCATTTCTTACACCGCCTTGGATGAAGATGCCGCTCATGTGAAGGTCCTTTCCTTCATTAACAGACTCAACGACCATATTTGCTTGGTCGAATGTCAAGTTCTCTTGGAGTACATTCATCAGTAAAGTCCTCGCTTATGCTTTAGCAGATTTATATGCTGGCGCTTTTTTGTTTCCACCTTTAGTATTGACGTTACCTGCGTCATCTACTTTTGGCTTATCTGCACTACCACCTTTTTCGTCTGCTGATCCTTTTGCGATGTTTGCAGCAGTGCCGCCCATATCGTTTTTACCAGCTACTGGTGATGTTGCTTTATTATCTTCGCCTTTTGGGTCTGCAACTTTGTTAGTATACTCGTCTAGTTGCTTGCCGTCTGCATCAGCTGACTCAAAGTTAAAAGCTTCTTCTTCAGCTTCTTCTTCTTCGCCTTCTTCGCCGCCCATGTCCATGTCCATGTCACCTTCGTCGCCGTCAGTTCCACCCATCATAGCTTCGAACTCTGCTTTAAGTTCGTCAAGAGCATCTTCCAGGTCTTCGATACGGTCTTCTACTTCGTCGTCGCCAGCTTCTTCGCCGTCGTCGCCCATGTCCATATCGTCGCCGTCGTCATCGCCGTCACCCATTTCGATGTCGCCGATCATATCGTCTGCAGGATCGCCACCCATTGGGTCTGCTTCTACTGCAAATTCGTCTAATTCTTCGTCAGTTGACTCTTCGATTTCATCTTCTTCATCTTCTTCTGATGCTTCTTCGATTTCTTCTTCGTCATCTTCGTCTTCTAGGTCTGCTTCTAGCAAACCTTCATAAATATCTCTTGATTTCTCTACAACAATCTCGTGAAATAGCTCTTCAGCTGCGTCACGGTCTTCGTTGATCAGTAATTCAAGCATTTTCTCAAATTTTGTACGATCAGTCATTTGTATCTCCTATTCTCGTATTATTACAAGGCTGTCAATATATATTTACTATAAAGCTTAATAAGTACTATGAAACAGGCTCAAAACGGACGGTTTTAAGTTTTTCATTCATTTTCTCGTATGAAATATTAGAGAAATTTTCATATCTGTAATATTCCTTAGGAGAAAACTTATGTTCGTTAGTAATAACTCTATAGTATTGTATATTCGGGTTGTCTCGTATAATTAACTGTGTTTGTTTAATCCAGTTACCAAAGTAAGTAGCTGGGCTGTTTGAATCTTTATAGTTTGTTGTATTTCCATACAAGTTATTTAGTGATTCGTTAGCACTAGCAAAATCAAAGCCGGCAATAAAGATAATTTTAGGCTTACGATTACTTGCTATCCATAGTGCAGTAGGTCCACTCGACCATCCTAAATGCTTAGAAGGAAAGTTTACATTCTCAATTCCTCTAAAACGTTTATTGTCTCTAGTATAAAATGTTGTGTTAAGGTGTGCGTTGTTATCAATAACTTCTTGTGCCATTGGAGGATCAACTGCAATTAGGTAATCAACAACTTCATCTCGGTATATTGCATTACAACCGTATATGTCTCCATATTTTTTGTAATGTTCTACATTAAATTGTTTTCTTGATTTACCATTGCCTAAAACAAATGATATCATTAAACACCTGGTTGAACTGGGACACCGTACATTTGTCTAACAAAATCTAATTCTGCTTCTTTTTCTTGTTCGTGAAGATCTGAAGCAACACGTAGCTGATTAATCTGTTCTAAAGTTAATCTAGTCTTACGTGTGTCACTTTTTTCTATAACATCAGAATCATTTTCCGGAGAATAACTATTATCATCCGCCATTTCTAATGTTTCTTTATCGAAGTAAAATAATTCTCTTAGTATCATGCTATTATTTATCCTTAGATGGTAGGTTCGCCTGGAGCCGCTGCTGGTTCGCCTGGAACTGGTGCGCCTGGTGCGCCTTCACCTGTGTCTCCGCCTTCAGGTGGTACATCTCCAGGTGCTTCTGTTTCAGCTGCGCCTAAGTCTGCACTAATTGCGCCTGAACTAATGCCTGCACTGCGTAGTTCGCCACTTGCGTCATTTGGGGTTGAAAGATTTTCATCATTTTCTTCTCTCCACATCTGTTCGTTCTCAGCAATTTCTTCATCACTAAGTCCTAAGAAGCGTGCCATTGCAAAACGCTGGCTCATATATGGAATTTGTTGTAGCTGTGTAAATGTACCAATACGACTATTGTCTAATTCTGCTTGACGATAGCTTGCAAAGTTCTTAGGAGGTTGAAATCCTAGTTCAAATACACTAGTATCAACATTTACACCCTTTTCTAAAATATATAATTTAAATTCTTCATCAAACGTATGTTCTACTAAACTTTGTAGTCTTTCGCAATACGTATTAAAGCGTAATTCTTGAATATAAGCAGTTCCAACACGTCCATCATTGAATTGTCCGCCTTCATCTGCTGCTGTAGGTAGATAACTTGACGGAATACGCAATCCACGCACTAACTTGTTAGTAAAGTACTTGAGATCGTCAATTTCGCCTAGGTTAGTGCCACCTGGTAGTGTTTCAACTTTAGATCCACGTCCTTCAGCTGTTTGTGGGAAGAAGTAATCTTCATTAATGGACAACGGGTTGTACGCTGAGTCTATAACATTCTGACCCCCGCCGGTCGCACTTGGGATTCGACGCTGATGTATCTCATTTTTAACACGTTCAACAAACCCCATAGCAAGGTGTGACGGCATATTACCTACATCAACGTAGAAGACTCTTCTTTCTGGAGCTCTTTGTACACGATATATAATAATCGCATCTTCAAGCAATTCTTTTTGTTTGTAAACTTTAAAAATAGTTTCTAATAGACTGTTTCCAAAAGGTGCATTGTTATCTAAACCTTCTGATAAACTTAAATGTACAACATTTTTAGCATCTACTGCTACTTCGTCTTGTGTAGTGTTAAATCTAGATCTACTTGAACCTGAATCAGGTGCGCCGCCAGCCATTCCGCTAGCGCCTCCTGCAAAATATCCTTGGTGTCCGCTTGCAGACGTTCCTGGATCTGTATTAATTGTAGTAGCTACTAGATCGCCAAAATTAATGTTAAGATCTTTAACAACATACTGTTCTGGCTTCTTGCCTTCACTTTCATTTACAATAATCTTAGTAATTTTTCCTGGATCGACATAAAACCATTTTTTAGTTTCAGGATCTCTAATGAAAAATGCATCGCCGTACTTAAACACGTTGCGTAATATGCGGAATATTCTTGTTTGAAAGTTTTGTAGTTTAGTCCACTGCTGTAGATACTGTTTAAGTATTCTAATTTCTGAACTAGTTGCCTTTTCTTTAAACTGTAAAGTAAAAGGAGTATTATTACTAGTATTCTTTTGTGTGCAGAACTCAGCTAAAATGTCTAATGCTGCATTTACTTCACTGTCACTATCCATTGTTTCGTACTGACCATATCGCTCAACACGATTTGGACTGCCAGTGTATACATCTGGCAAGTAGCTCGAATAATTTGCTGACGCAGGTCCAGGACGACTGCCGCCGTTACCTAAAGGACTGTACGATCCTTGCTGATTTCCTGTCTCTACAGGAGTGAAATATTTCTTCCAACTCATACTATTACTTATACCCTATATGCATTTCCGGTTAACTTCCTGACTTCTCTGTTGTTATTTTGCATTTCTTTAACTAAACTTGTAAAGCCTGTTTCTAACCTAGCAACCAATGCTTCGACAGATTGTCCGTTTTGTGATCCTTGACCAAATTGTGATCGCATTTGCTGTGCCATATCTTCCATCTGTGGACGCATTTGACTTGCCATCTGCTCCATCTGTGGACCCATAGACGCTGCCATTTGTTCCATCTGTGGTCTAGCTTTGTCTGCAAACTGTTTTGCAGTAGCTACTAAACTATTTGCGTTTGGCATAATAAACTCTGGACCTTGTTCACCGACCATGTTCATCATTCCGCCAATTGCTGTTCCGCCCATAAATCTACCACTGGGGTTTATGTTGTTTAGCAGCCCAGACAACACATCCGATAAGTCGCCAAGTGATGCGACCAGCTCAGGTGGTAGTCCGTTTACTGTCGATTCTTGACCAAGGCCAGCCTGGGCTGCGGCAGCTGCCTGTTGTCTCATAGTTGTTTGGTTATCTACTGTAACGCCTTCTACTACAGATCCTGTGTCTTGTCCATTTAATGCCCCAGATAATCCACCGCCAAGTGATTCAATAGTTGTAATTAGACTTTGAGCAGTTGCGTCTACATCAGTACTAAATCCACGAAGACTTGGTCCTACTTGCGTAGTTAATACGTTAACTAGTTGTTCTCTTGTTGCTCCTGATACTGTATTAATTGCGTCAGTTACTGATGATGCTGTATTAGTTAGGCCGTCACCCACACCATCAACTGCGCCAGCTTCTGTAACTCCTGCTGCTGTTTGAGCAACAACTCCTTGATTTTGTATAGCGGTCATTGCAGCACGTATTTGAGAAGCACTAGCCTTCTCCATGTCAATGCCACTTTCTGCAAGTTGAGCAGCAATTCGATCATTTATTCCAGTAAAGCTGCCGATACTATCTTGTATATTATTAATGTACGCAGAGTCTGTTCGGTATCTTGCAACTCTTAATCTCTCTGTATCGTTTTGAGCTACAGCCATTTCATTAATAAATCTTTGCTGCGCTGCTGCATATGCTTCTGGATCTTGTGCTTGCTGTGCTGCTCTCATTGCATGTGCTGCGTTTGTAACTTCTGTTCCGTAAAATGCTGCTGCTGCTGCACTTTCTTTAGTTACTGAGCCTTGTACTAAAATATCTTCAAGTAATGCTTGAGCATTTTTATCCATAGAACCAACAGTTGAGAGAGAACTACTAATCTGATCTGCTAGTGCGCCAGTTTCAGTTCTTAAATACGCCTGGACTCTGCCATCTCGACGTTTGGCATCCATTTCTTTTTGTAGTTCTTTTCTATTTTCGCCAGTTAGTTGTGCCATACGATCCATTTGAAGTGCAAATTCCATTGCAGATCTATTTTGGCTCGTGCCAGTTCTCGCATTTTCAAGATATTGAGTTCTATTAATTGCAGCAAATCCTACTAGACTTTCGTTAATCTCTTCTGTTGAAAATCCTAGTCTTCTTAGTCCTTGAGAATAGTTGCTAGTATCTTCTCTAAACTCTTTGGACATATCTCCAAAAGCCTTAATAGCGCCTGTGCCGCTTGAACCCATAGTACGCAACATATCGCTATTATCAGTAACAAACTTGCCAAACTGCTCAATTTGCATGCCAGATCTAGCTGATTGTATACCAACACCTGTTAGGCCATCTTCTAATTGAAAGCCTGCTCCTGATATTTTTTGGAAAGTTGCAGTTGTATTATCTACGTATCCTGCAATAACTCCAAAACTACCCGAGAGTGCATCGCCTACGCCTCCAAGGCCGCTTGCCATTGTGCCGAGGTGACTAGTATAACTTGATAGTTTTTCTTCGCCTGATAGTGCAGCGGCCGCGAAACCGCCTAGTCCTCTAGCTGCGCTGCCAAGGCCTGAAGTCCAGGTATCTAATGTTCCTCTAGATCCAGATAGCGATTGTCGAAGGCGTTCATTTTCAGCAATTAGCTCTTCTGTAGATTGGCTCATATTAGTTAAGTACCTATATTATTAGACATAAATATCATTGTATACTTATTTACCTTAAAAGGAGAGTCAATGGAAAGCATACTAAACAAACATAAACGTCAGCCTAAGATTTATGTCGATGTTCCGTCCGAATTTAAATTCATGGACAACAAAGCTGTACCTGGCGTATCTTTTAAAGAATTGCCAGTGTATTCAATGACAGGCGGAGACGAGATTGCTTTAAAAACTCCCGAAGCATTACTTAACGGAGTAGCAATTAAGAATTTGATTCAATCTTGTATACCTTCAATTAAAGATGCTGGAGAATTATCGTCTATTGATATAGAGTTTTTATTGATTGCAATACGCATTGCATCATATGGTAATGACTTTAGCAAGGCATCCGTATGTCCTCACTGTCAAGAAGACAATAATCATGATTTAGAATTAAGTAATTTTATTGACGAATACGGAAGAAAAGAGTTTGTAGATAATGTTACAATTAATAATTTAAAATTTTATATTAGACCATTAACATACAACGAGTGGACTGAAATTCAAACAAGTTTATTCCAAGCTAATAGAACTATGTATCAGATTACAGAACAACCTGACATGTCTGAAGAGAAAAAAGATGAAATAACAAAAAGCGTGTTTACAATTATACAATCAATAAATCAACGCAATGTGTTATATCAAGTTTATAAAGTCAAAGACGGTGAAGAAGAAGAAACTAATTTAAATGCAATACGTGCGTTCATTCTTGAAGAAGACCGAACTTACTTTAACGGCATTGAAGATTTAATCAAAATAAATACAGCAACTTGGGACTTGCCAAAGTTAGATCTAACTTGCGGCGGATGTGAAAAAGAATATAAGTCAGTATTCTCAATGGACGATTCAAATTTTTTCGTAGGGTGATCCAGGAAATGCCGGAGTCTGAAATAGAAAAACTCTTAGAGGATTACGAGGCAGCCCAAAAATCGTTAAAGGATGATTTGTATCGTATACTCTGGAGTATGCGTGGAGGAGTACAATATCAAGACATCATGTATGAAATAGATGTAGGCGACAAAGAAGTCTTTATTAATATCATTAAGTCTAACTGGGACCAAACTAATAAGTCCGGACTTGCGTTAATTTAATATTACCAATCTAATGTTCCCATTTGCTGTGCAATAGATTGATCAGGTAATGCTAGTGCCCTTCCAGGCGCTGTCCTTACTGCTACTGGAGCAGGTTGATCTTCAGGTGCTGCATTAGGATCAATTTCTCTAGCATTAGCTGCAACATATGCTTCAGTTTCGTCTTTAAATTCTTCAGCTTCAGCAGCAGTCATACCTCCAAAAGTATCTACCATATCTCTAGTAGCTTGTTCAAGTTCGTTTAAAAATGGTTCAGTAAGTCCGTCACCGTCTACGTCTATCTCTTGTCCAAGTACAGATGCTGCTGTTCTCATTAGCGATGGAAATAAATTTTGTAGTGTCCATATCCATATGTCTCTTAACTTTCTTTGAACTCTGTCTGTACTAATAAAATACCACATTGCACCTTCAACAGCAAGAGTTAATATTATGATAGCAGCAGCGCCAATCGGTCCAGTAAGTAACGATCCGCCTCTAATAACATTTAATAGTACACTAACAACCAATCTTGCAGTTCTTGCAACCAACATAGCTGCTGCAAAGAAAGTTAGTATTTGGCCAAATACTCTTGCGCCTTCATATTTTATAGTGTCGATTAATTGCTGACGAAGATCTGCATTTAATGGGTCTTCTATTATTTCTTTTATTATAGAATAAACGTCTACTAAGAATTCCTCAAGAATAAGGCCTGCACCGATAACAACAATTAATTTTCGTATTGCACCACCAACCCAGCCATATTTAGTACTAGCTACTATACTACGAATTCGTTGTCTATCAGCACGAGTAGCTGCACGGCGGCGTATTCTAGCCGTTGTAACTCTTTTATATGCTTCGATGTTAGGATCACCGCCAGTTGAGCCTAGATTAGGTTTAGGTGTAGTTGCACCTGAATTATTACGCTGATCCCATCTCTGAGTATATGTATTTCTTGCACGGTCAGCTTTGGCTCGAGTATCGTATGTGCCAACTTCGCCATTATTATATTCTACACCGAACCAACCAGGAGCGTTAGGAATCTTACGTAGAATTCCGCCTCTATTTAATGGATTGCCAGCTTCAGTTAAGTATTCCTTACCCCAATGAATATTACCTTCTACAATTTTATGATGTTTTAATTTTTTAGACTCTTCAATAGAAAAAGCAATCAGCTCTTTATCAAGGATTATGTTTTTAACATCATCTTTAGAGATTATTTCATATATGTTCATTTTAGATCCTAGTGTAATATTAATTATATTTATGTGTTTCGTTGTACGAAACAAGTTTTCGCTAAACGCTCAAACTATATACACTTCGTTTTGATTAAATGATTTATATATGAATATTATAATTGCATTATTACGAATGTAATAATGTTTAAGTTTCATGTAGATTGTTTCAGTCAGACGGAACTATTTCTAGTCCCATCTAATCTTAAAGTGCGCTTCATGTGAGTCTGCCACAGCCAAGACATTGGAAAGAGGTAATTTTTATACACAAGTTCAATGGGCTCTGACCTTTCCCATCCTCCGTCGACATTATGTTGCTTATAATATACAATGTACATTATAAGTAACACTATTCCCTCGCTTCGTTCCTATTGCTAAAGGGTTTTTATGAACTATGTTGTGTTTTTCGACTGCCAACAGAACAATCTATATCAACCAGTAGCCCAATTTGTTTGGTGGCTTCCTACCT